AGTTAACTCTGATTAGTAAAAATAAGCTCCCCTTTGATATTATCGCAGGGGAACTAAAAAGCTTAAGACTGAAGCCATTGCTCCCAACGAGCAATGTCTTCTTTAGTTAATTTTGTCCAATGCTCTCTGAAATTAGGAGCTTTGTACAAAGTATACTCTAAAGAATGTGGTAAATCACTATTATCTCCGCTAATTACAAGGAAAAAGATGTAATCTTCAATTCCTTCAATTTCTGATAAATTACAAGCATCAGAATGCTCTTTTTCATGATTTCCTCTTGAGAAATGAGTGTTTTCAATTACACCATCAATTTTTTGAAATCCTAAAACAGGATTAAATCCGTGAATATTGAAATCACCACTGTCAGATATATCTGTATAAGATACACCTGTTGTAGAACTACCTTTCCAAGTTGGTGAAATTTCACCACTTAACTTTACTTTAGTTGCTTGTATTTCAAATACTTTAGCAACAATTTCTCTAAGAATGGAAGCTGACATATTAGCCATAATAAAATCCCTTGCAGTCCTTTAACCACTGTTTTTACTTATGCTGTATTTCGGGTAAATACAACACACTACATTTATAAAACCATAGTTGTAGTTCTATGTTGTTTTAAAGTCTTTCACCTGACTTTATTTTGACCTACCTATTGGTAACGCACTAAGCCTAACAACTGTTTATACTCGCTTAGTCGAGTTATTGAGTTCACCCCAGCATTACCTGTAGGTGAACTCAAAAGAATTATTTCTCACATAATAAACTTTCCACTAAAGATATGTTACCTGTTTTATATCTAGTATAAGAAAAGTCCATACCTGAAGCTTCGTTTAAATAATTTAAAGCTTTATCCACATTATGAGTAGTTGACTCTAAAAACAATGTGGCATTAAGAACTTTCTTCTTATTAAAGAAGTCAGAACTTAAAGAGATTAAACTCTTTACCCAGTTACAAGTTTGATAATTTTCAAACTGTGTTAACTTTATACTAATTAATACTGTGTTTTTCATAACAATAAAAGTTTTTGAGTTTGAGCTACCATGCACTCCATACACCTACAAATAGGCTTTTATTTAGGACTGTTTATACTCTGTCCAAGGAACATAGAAGAGTTAAATGCCATATTTAATTATGAATAATCAAAATGACAGTTGAGCAAATAAGGAAATAAGTGTGGTTTGATATAAGCAACTAACAATCAACAAGTTACAGCTAACTTACAATCAAAAACCAACAGCTTATTTCCTTATTTTCTAAGGTCAAAGCAAAAGTAAAGAGCCAGATTTCTCTGGCTCTACGTCAAATCTGTATAGTTTTGACGTTGCTGCTATTACACAACCAATAGGCATCATACTTGCCTAACACTACATACATCTGCTTAGATGTATCTAAGTCTTTGGAAGCAAATACTTGATGTGTGCCTACTTTGGCAAAGGCTCTGCCTTTACCTTTCAGCAAATCAATCTTCTCAACGCCTAGCATTGTTTTGAAGTTTTCTAAAGACATCATAACTTATTAGTTTTAGTACAACACTAGGTAGGGGGGATGTTTTATGATAGGAACCCACTTACATACACCAAAAAATTTTATAGTACGGGGGGGTACTAAAAACCCCCAGGGGTAGGGGGGGGGTATTTTTACAAACTTAAATATAGGGGGGGGTAACTACAATAAACTCAAGAAAGGGGTTTCCTCTTTAATAATACACCTTCCCCTAAGTGTAACGAGGTAATGCAATGGAGCGTAGTATTAAACTAAAATAGCTGCAAGCATGGCTTTAATACGTTCCACAAATGACATTTGTTTCATTTTTAACATTTTTTAAGAACTTATTTACCTATATGCTATAATCTCATCTTCTTTTATTCTATATACCAGAATTTATTTATAGATTTGCTTAAACATTAATTAAATTTTTAATATGGAACAGACAAAAGCACAAGCTTTACACCACAAAATTGATTCTTTAGCTGAAGGTATGAGTAGACGACTAATGGAAGTTTACAATGAATTGGCTAATCTTAGATTTGTGAATAATGTTATTATTGAACAGTTTAAGGAATCTATGGGAGAGATTTATGAAGAGGACATTCTAGATGAGATTCAGAATTACTATTTAGTACATGATGAAGCTATTATTAATATTGAGGAAAAAGCCCTTTATATTTTCCATCCTATTACTAGGAAGCATAAACTAGATACTGTAGAAGAGCCTACTAAAGAAGCTCAAGGTAAATATGAGTTTAAATATGAAGGACTTGTAGGAAACCCAAAAGACCCTAGAGAACAAGACCACACTGTAGAAGCTTCTAATGAGCAGCATGCTTGGAGTCTTCTCAGAGAAATTCTAGTTAATAGTGAACAGAATAAATCAGCTTAATACTTTATTCTTTGGAGATGACTTAGAACGTCTCTTAACTGTTAAGAACAAGATTAATTTTGTTTTAGACAGTAAAAAAGAGCAGTATTACTATACTGAATTTATTTTTTCTACTAAAGCTGGATGGTTTTTAGAGATAAATGTATATCCCAAGATAGATGCAACCAAGGGTATTTGAATTTGTAGAGTTAAATAAAGCTTTAAACTATTATCAGGCTCTATTTAAAGCTATTGAGAAAAGTAGTTTGACATATAGCCACATGTGGTTTGAAGTTGCTTTACAGTATTCAAATACCCATAAGGTGCACATTGTAACTCTTAATTTTGGATTTTATGATTCTTAAATGTTTAGAGTTTCTTTATCAGGAAGAACCTGTTTATAATGAGGATGGTGTACCTATTGACGTTAAAAGTAAACCTATAAGGATAGGTTTTGTTACTAAGATGGATGTACTTCCTACAGATATAATAGCTTTTAAGGAAGCCTATAATGATAAAGGTAGGATATACAAGAATAGGTGTATTATAAACCATTCTACTTTAGGAAACTTGATAGTAAATCATAGTTTTGAAGAACTTTCTAGATTAAAGAAACAAGCTACACCAGTAATAAAAGGATTTTATGGAAAATAAAGAGAAGGAATTAGAAGAGCGTATAGAAGCTCTAGAAAAAACTTTAGAGTTCCTTAAAAAGGAACTTAGAGTTTTAAGGTTATCTAAGGTAACTGATTTTAACCACAAACAAACTTTAGACTCTGCACTAGAAGCAGGATACAATAAAACTAAATACAATGGGAAAAAACTTCACTAATATGAATGGAGAGTCTCCTAAACCTGAAGGTTTAGATGAGAAGTATGATGCTACTCTACTATGTGCTGCTAATGGCGCTCCATGTTTAAAAGGCTGCACATGGATTGAAACTTCTGAATGCTTAAAGTTAGAAGAGAAGCGTAAAGAAATGAAACAAAACAGATAATGTTATGGAAGGTATACTAAAATTTGAACTACCTAGAGAAGAGGTAGAGTTTAAGCAAGCTGTAAATGCTGGCAATGCCTATGCTGCTCTATGGGATTTTAATCAACATCTTCGTAAGAAGATAAAATATGAAGATTTACCTGAAGATGAGTTAGCTATCTATGAAAGAATAAAAGAGGAGTTTTTAGGCACATTAGATGGGTATAATGTTCATTTGGAATAAGTACTATGCTAGAATTTAAACAACCTATTCCAGTAGTTACTATTGATGGATTGGAAGGCTATGCTATATATGTGAGAGATGGAGGTACATTTGAAAATGATGTATGGTGTGTAGCGTTATGCAATGGAGGAGAAATAAGGCATTATTTGTCAAATCAAATTCGTATATTTAAGAACGCTACCTTTGGGATAGAAAAAACAAAATAACTATGGTTAAGAATTTTAATATACCTGTTCAAGAGAGAATCCAACTTTTTCAAGTATGGCTTGCTTCTATTAACTGGACTTTAGGTAAGAGTCAACTTACTCAAGCTGAATTAGAGATATTGTCTTACTTGATTTATTACAATGATAAATACAAGACTATTAAAGAAGCTGATGTAAGGATGGATTTATTATTTTCTACTACAATTAAGTCAAAGATTAAGAAGGAGTTTGATGTTTCTACACACAAATTGGAAACCTATTTAAATAAGCTTCGTAAGAAAAATGTAATTGAAAATAATTCTATAAATGAAAGGTTTATCATTTACCCAGAGCAATCATTACAAGTACAATTTAATTCTAGCTTACAAGCTGAAACACCTCAAGAGGATACTAAGCCTGCAAATGATGAACCGACTGCTGAAGTTAATGAACCTGTACAACCTATTGAAGTGGAAGATAGTTCAGATTCTACTTCCTCTGTTGTAGAGGATAACCTTCCTGTAGATGATTTAGATGAAGTAGACCCTCAACCTTTTGACCCTAGAAGTGATTTTGATAAGTATTTTAATGAAGAACCTCCTTTAGAATCATGGATGTAATTCTTAAACGTATACTACAAGAAAAAGCTAAAGAGCTTGGTCTTACTTTAGGCCAGGCTGAAGATATATTTAAAAGTGTGCCTAGATTCATATCTGAAGTTATAGAAGAGGGAAATATAGAAGATTTAGATTCTTATAAGTCTGTATATATAAAAGACTTAGGAACTTTTTATCCTCATAAAAGAATGATTGAAAAATTAAGGAGCAATAAAATGAAGAAAAATGAAGATATTCAATCTAAATAACAACAAAGTAGTTTTTGATGAAGCTATTCTTCTAATCCCAGAGTTTGAAGCTCTATGGGCTAAAGATACTTCTAAAACTAAGGAATTAGCTTTTAAGCAATTTGCTTACATCTATTTTATTTATGATTCAGCAAGTCCCTATAGTAACTTTCCTGAGCATAAAAGGATTGAACTTGTTTCTAAAGACATGCTTAAAGGGGAAGTGAAAAACAATGAGCAACTAAAAGCTGCTGTTCAAAAATTTTTAGAAATGTCTGAAACCCCTACACAAAGGCTTTTAGCTAGTGTAAAGAGTAAGATAGATGATGTAGCTAGGTATTTAACAGATACAGAGATTGATAATAAATCTCTACCTCCTATTTTAAAAACTATAGAAAGCACTTCTAAATTAGTATCTCAGCTTTCTACTTTAGAAGATGCTGTAAATAAGGAAAAAGCTTCTAGTTCAAGTAGAAGGTCTGGAGAGAAAAGGACTAGGAAGTATGAAGATTAGTGTAGCACCTAAATATTTTCAAGAAGCTGCCCATTACTTTACAGAGCATGGTACTTATACCAAGTACCCTTATGGTACATATCAGTTTGATGAGTTTTGGGAAGAAGAAACTAGAAGATGTAAAGAGGGCTTTACACATGGTAACCTGTACATACCAGGGTCTTATTACTTTTATCTTAACTACACTCAAATTGAGCTAAAAAATCCTAATACTGGAAGAAAAAGTAGTGGGTTTCCTTTATTTACTGATGTAGATTTAGAGTATTTTACTTTTGTAGAAAAGGCTAGAAAAGAACAGAAAGGTATTGCTTTAGTTAAGCCTAGACGTATTGGTTTTTCATATAAATCTGCTGCTATTATTGCACATGAATTTAGCTTTTATAGAAATGCTAAATGTATTATAGGTGCTTACCAATCGCAGTTGTCTGAGAATACAATGAGGATGTCTTTAGATGACCTCAACTTTTTAGACTTACATACAGAGTGGGGCAAGGAAAGAAATCCTAATACCAAGGATTTTGTAAAAGCTAGATACAAGAAAACAGTAGATGGTGTAGTAGCTTGGGCAGGATATATGTCTGAGATACATTCTTTTACTTTTAAAGATAACCCATTTGCAGCTATTGGTAAATCTAGTAACTTGTTTCTATTTGAAGAGGCAGGTAAATGGCCAGGTTTATTACAGTCATATAATATATCAGAACCTTGTTGGAAAGATGGAGATGATTTAATTGGTGTGCCTATTATCCAAGGTACTGGAGGTGATATGGAAGGTGGTACTCAGGAGTTTGCAGAGATGTTTTTTAATCCTGATAAGTACAACTTTTTAGCATTTGATAATATATGGGATGAAGATTCTAAGGGAACTCAATGTGGATTCTTTATTCCAGCTACTAGGATGCGTTTTGGTACTTATAAAGATATTAACAAAGAGCATCCTGAATGGAAAGGAAAAACAATGATAGATGACTTTGGTAATTCCTTAGAAGATATAGCCAGACAGTCTATTTTTGATTTAAGAAAAAGAGCAGAACAAGGAGCAGACCAGCAAGCTAAAATTGACTCTGTTACTCAGTATCCTTTATCTCCTAAAGAAGCTTTCTTACAAAGCCACTCTTTCTTTTTTCCTATTACTGAGTTAAAACTTGTACTCTCTAAAATGGATGACTCTATAGAGTTAGACAAGCATAGTGTAGGGCATCTTAATTTTGAAGAAGGTTCTCTAAAGTGGGTAGATGTTCAAAGTGGTTCTCCTTATAGAGATTACCCTGTACAAAAAGCAGAAGAAGGTTTAATAGAGATATATGAAACTCCTAGACTGGGAGATGCTGGAGAAATTAATGTAGGTAGATATATTGCAGGTATTGACCCTTACAGGTATGATTCTGCTGCTTCTGAATCTATAGGTTCAATATTTGTATTTGACAGATTAACCAGAAGGATTGTAGCTGAATACTCAGGAAGACCTGAAAGCACAGAAAGATTTTACGAAATATGTAGAAAGCTTATAATTTACTATGAAGCTACAGCTATGTATGAAGCTAACATTACAGGTTTATACTCTCATTTTGAAAAGAAAAAAGCTTTACATTTGTTAGCTGACACTCCTTATAACTTAAGAGATAGAAATACTTGGAGACCTAATACAAATAGTTCTAAAGGTATTATTATGTCTAAAGCTGTTAAAGAAAGGGGATTAGAGTATTTAAAAGCATGGTTAACAGAAACTATATCTGAAGAATCTGAAGAATTGATGTTAAGTACTATTAGGTCAGTAGGTTTATTAAAAGAGCTAATAGCATGGAATCCTAATCCTAGGGCTAACTTTGATAGAGTATCTGCTATGTTAATGATAGCTTGGTATGATGTAACTTTGCAAGAGTTTAATCGTTTATCTATCCATGAATCTCCGCTAAAAAAGAAAACTGGTTCTTATTTTGATAAGTTTAAACAAAAAAGAGATAATCAAGATATTTGGATGAAGCATTTCACTCCTCAAACTGAAATAGAATAATATGTATAATAGGGTATTTGTAGCTCCTAGTCAGATGGTATCTGATTCAGAGAAGGCTAAAACTAAATGGCAGAAAGATAATATAGATGCTTTTGAAGGATTAGTCCTTTTTGAAAACAGGCAAATTAAAAACTCTTACTACAATAAGGTTACTAACTATAACCTTAAAAGAGGCATTCTAAATATGAATGATGTTGAAAAGGTTGTTGACCCTTATGGATTAGGGTTAGGAACTTTTCCAGCTAGAATGGAACATAAAGGTATTGGTAATTCTAAGATTGACCTATTGGTAGGTGAGCATATAAAAAGAAAATTTGACTTTAGAGTTATTAGAAGTTCTGTAGACCAAGAAGGTATTAGAGAAGTAGAAGAGCTTAAGACTAAAGAATACATTAACTTTTTTATAGAACAGATTCAAAATCCTAATTATGACCCTCAAAAAGCAGAACGAAGATTAAAGGAATTAGAAGAGTACACAAATTCTTCCTTCTTTGATATTGCAGAAAGAGGAGCTAATAAATTGCTTAAGTACCTTTATAAGTACTACAATATCAAAGACAGAGTATTTGATGCAGCTTTTGAAGATGCTTTAATTGCAGCAGAGCAGTACTGCTTTATAGAAGAGCTAGGAGGAGAAATTTCTATAAGAAAAGGTGACCCTACTAGAATATTTACTATTATGAATGGGCATGCCACTGATGAAAGTGGTCTTGAGGCTTTAGTAGAAGTAACCTATCACACTATATCTTCTTTAGTAGATTTATTCCATGATGAGCTAACTCCTGCACAGATTAAAGAGTTAGAAGATTATAGAGGTTATAACTCAGGGCCTCAGCCTTATTTTACTTATCCTATGTATGGTCATGTAGGAGAATTAGCTATTCCTACAGATTCTGCTACTGCTAGAGTTCAAGAAGTAATGCCTCTAGGGGATTTAGACCTACCTATGTTTTCAAGTTACTTTGATGCAAGAGGTAACATTAGACTGATGCATTGTATCTGGAGGTCTAAAAGGAAAGTACTGGTTATTAAGAGTCTTGATGAAAATGGAGTAGAAAACTTAAGGTATGAACACCAAAAGTATAAGCCTGATGCATCAATAGGAGAAGAAGTTCATAAAATAGAATGGATTAATGAATGGTGGAGAGGTTATAAGATTGGAGCTAACATATATTTAAAAGCTCAACCTATACCTTATTTATCTAATTCTTTAGATAATATTTCAAGACAGCCACCTCCTGTAGTAATTCAGTTTTATAATACAAATTCCTCTAGAGCCCAGTCTTTGATGGATATTATAAAACCTTATGATTACTTATACAACATATTTGACTATAAAAGACAGATACTAGTCAATCTAATGTTACCTGATATTGTACAGTTTCCAACTAGTATGATACCAGATAATATGACTTTACATGAGTTTTTGAACTATGTAACCTCTACTGCATTTATGCCTATGGACCCTACAGCAGATGTAATGACTCCTAAAGGTATGCAGTCTGCTGGCACATTTAATACTATTACTCCTAATAGACTGTCTGCTAATCAAAGTGGCCCTATACAAGTGCTTAATAATGTACTGAATAATATTGTTCAAACTATGGACATAGTATCTGGAGTAACTCAGCAAAGACAGGGAGCCATTAGTTCTACAGAATTAGTAGGAAATGTAGAAAGGTCTGTAAGCCAATCTGCCTTAACTACAGAAAGGTGGTTTGCTAAAAACGAGTTTTTCAAAGAGAGATGTCTTAGAAGAATACTAGATATAGGTATTAGCATTCTAAAAAAGAACCCTAAGAGATTAGCTTACTTAATGGATGACTTTTCTAAAGAAGTTATTACAGATGAAGAAATTTCAGCAATACTATTAGCTGACTTTGACTTGCAAGTATCTAGGTCTTCTGAAGATGCAAGATTGCTACAGATGCTAGAGTCTAATTTCCAACAAGCTATTGCTGCTGGTACTGCTGATGCAGCAGACTTGATTAACTTAGTCAAAACAGAAAGCGTTCAAGATGCTGCTAGAACTCTAAAACGTAGAAGAGAAGAAATGCTGCAAATGCAGCAACAAAGTGAGGAAAGAGTTTTAGCAGCTAAGAAAGAAGAAGTCCAAGCTGAGACTCAGCTACAGATGGAAAAACTTAATATAGAGAGACAGAAACTAGAACTTGAAAAGTATAAGATAGATTCTGAAAATGCTACAAGACTTCAAATAGCTACCATACAAACATATAGTAGAAAGGAAAACATGGATTTAGATAATGATGGTATTCCTGACCCTATAGAACTAGAAAAGCTTTACCAAAAAGATAGAGAAATATCTGCTAAAGAAGCAGATAAGAAACTAGAACTTTCTACTAAAGCAGCTATAGAAAGAGAAAAAATAAATGTAGAAAAGGAAAAACTAAGAACTCAAGAACGCATTGAGAAACTAAAATCTGATACTGCAAAAGAAGTAGAAAAAATAAAACTTAAAAATCCTGTAGCTGGAGAAAAGAAATCAATTAAAAAATAATTACAATGGAAGATATTATAAAAGAGTTACAAAATGTAAAGTTTTCAAAAGCTTCTCCTGAGAAGTTTATAGCTAAGTTATTTCAATCTAGAGATATTACTCACTTAGCTCACTTAGCTACAACTAGCTATGCAGAACACAAAGCTTTAAACTCCTACTATGATTCTCTCTTAGATTTTATAGATTCATTTGTAGAAGCTTACCAAGGTTTACATGGACTTATTAAACTTGAAATTCCTGCATCTTCTAATCAAAATGCTGTAAGCCACTTACAAGAACTTCTCAAATATATAGATGAGAATAAAAAGATTTTTACAGATTCAGCCCTACTAAATCAAGTAGATGAGGTAAAAACTTTAATCCAGTCTACACTATATAAACTTAAAAACCTATCATAACCGTATATAAGTTATATATAATTGCTATATACTTTCCACACAATAGAAACAAGTAGCACTTAAAAATGTAACTTTTATATAATTTCGTAGTATAAAACAACAACTTAGATTATGGCACTAGATTTTTTAAATTCTTTGCAAGTAGAGGAACAACCTCTAATGAGCTTATCGGAAGCTGAAAACAGTAGTAGTACTGAACCTACTAATACTGATAATAACGCTGATGATAATAATAAAACTGCTGATACTTCTTCTAACGACACTGAAGGAGATAAAAGTGGTTTAGTACCTATTACTGATTTAGATAATTCTACAGATGAGAATAGTTCTTCAACTGCATCTACAGAATCATCAACAGACAAACCTAAAGAAACCTCTGATAGTTCTCCCAAATCTTCTGCTAAAAAGTATGCAGCTATTATTAAAGCTATGCAAGAAAAAACAGGAGGTTTTGAAGACTTTAATGAAGAGGAGTTTGAAGATACTCCAGAAGCTTTCCTAGAGTACCTTGATACTTACGCTACCAAAAATGCAGAGCAGTTAGCTGAAGATTATATTCAAAATAACCTAACTCCTCTACAACAGAAGTTTGTAGACTTAATGGAAAGTGGCTTGTCTGAAGAAGCAGCTTCTTCTATTATAAAAGGCTATAAGCTCTCTGAAAATATTACAGAGGATGCTCTTATTGAAGACCCTAACAAAGCTAAAAATCTGTATGCTGAATACCTAAGACATACTACTGCTTTTTCTGAAGAAAGAATTAAGAAAGAAGTAGATAAAAAAGAAGAGGTAGGAAGCTTAGTAGATGATGCTTTAGAAATTATTCCTGAGTTTAATGAACTCTTGCAAAAGGCAGAAGACTACGAAAAACAAAAGCTTGCTCACCAAGAGCAGCAAACTAGAGAGTTTTATGCTAGGCAAGCTGAAGAGTTGCAAGAGTACCTTAATTCTACTGAAGAAATTGGAGGAATTAAGCTCACTAAAAAAATGAAAGATAACTGGATGAAGGAGTATTCTTTAGTACAAACTCAAGATGGCAAAAAAGTTAATCCTATTCTAGCTACCAGAGAAGTAGACCCTAACAAGTTTGATGCCTTACTTAGGTTGTATCATACTATGGGTCTTTTCAAATATGATGCCCGTAAAAAAGATTTTGTTCCTGATTTTTCAGCTATTTCCAGTTTAGGAAAAAATGAAGCAATTAAGCAACTGGAAAAAGCAGTTCAAAATGATAACATTAGGAGAAAAACAAGTGGTTATAGTTCTTCAGATTCAATTGAGTTTGATGAAGAAAAAGAAGACCACCTTAAAAAATGGGCAACCCTTTCTAAAAAATACGCAAGTTCTCAAGATTAAAACCAATAATTAAACACTAAAACAATGACTGAATTATTTCCGCTAGTCGCAAGGTATGGTCCTAAAACATTTAATGGACCTCTTAAAGTTCCCCACTTGGGAGAGCTAGGCATGATTGAGCCTCAATTGGCTTCTGATATGTATCGTAGAATTTTCCAAACTCTACCTTCTGATGATTATGTAAACTTTATGAACGAGTTTCCTACTAAGGTTCTCGACACTGAAAATAAGTTTTATCATTGGAGAGTAGCTGGTAACAACAATAAAACTGTCCAGCTTCTTGACTGGTATGACACCACTGGTTCTAAACCTGCTTCTGTAGGTATTAACCAAGCTCGTTGGTTTATGATTTTTGGAGAGCGTTTCTTCGATATTAATGATGTAATTGTAGGACACAATCCTGATGATTACTACATTCAAATTAAGAGTGTAGAAGAAGAAGCTCCTAATCGTTGGAAGTATGAAGTAGTGCTTATTACTGACGACCCTTCTAATCGTTCTGTTCCTTCTAGTGAATTGAGCATTGGTACTCGTTGGTCTAAGGAAACTAACTTCCAATCTGGTGAGCGTTCTATGAGTGGTACTCAAGCCCACTTTACTACCTTTATGGAACTTAAAGCTCGTGCTGCCCTACAACGTATGATGTACAAAGTAGATGGTAACATGATTGCTGAAGGTAAAAACGTACCTCTTGCTTTTGGATTCCCTGACCCCACTGACCCTAAGAATCCTAAGCCTTACACTGGTGCTTTTGTTAACTTCTATGATATGGTAGCTCTTTACCAATTTAAGAAGCAACAAGCTAGAGCTTTCTTGTTCTCTCATAAGAACTACACTCAGAATGAGATTTACTATGGTATTGATGACCGTAATGGCTGTACTATCCAGACTTTTGCTGGTATGTTTAAGCAAATTGCTAACACCAATATCCACCCTTATTCTACTCTTAACCTTGATAAAATTGTAGACATGACCATTGAAATGGGCTTGGCTTACAAAATGCAAGATGAGTACTATGTAGTTATTGAGACTGGTGCTTATGGTAAGAGAGACATTTCTGAATGGATTGAAAACCGTTCCACTCAATATACTCCTAACTTTGTTACTGAAAGAGTACAGAAAAATGGAGACATGGGAAGCCAAGGTTTGACTTATCAAGGTGTTTACACCCAGTTTAAGTCTTACAATGGTGTTAACATTATGGTTAAGCACAGACCTTTCTTTGATGATGTAGAGCGTTACAAAGAAAAACATCCATCTGGATATGGTCTTAATGCTTCTCGTCACATGTTAATCCGTGGTGGACATAAAATGGCTAATGGTGAGTTCTTGGGTGACCCTGGTATTCATCGTCTTACTGTTAAAGGTCTTGAAAATGGAGTATTTAAATATATTCCTGGTATGCGTGACCCCTTCTCTCCATATACTAGCAAAGTAAATGCAGGTTCTGCTATGACTACTAGCCCTGTAGATGCTTATGAAGTACATGGTATGGAATGGACTGGTTGTGTTGTTGAAGACCCAACTAAACTTGTGTGGATGCCTTATAACATCTAATCTGTTGTTTGTTTGCTTAAGTGGGGAGAAATCCCCACTTTTGCAAGCATATTTAACTTAAATAAATTGCTATGCCCAGAACTACAGAAAAAAAGAGTGAATATCCAAATAAGGATTTTCTAAGACAGCGTACTGTACGTGTAGTACCTGTAGAAACAAGAACATTTGTTAATCAACAAGTGGAACAGCTTCCTGAAGGTTTTATTATCGAAGGAATGTCTAGGTCTCTAGAATTAAAAAGAGACAAAACTACTGGAGAGTTTTTACCTATTTTTGATAACATACAAAAAGTAATTACTCCCCAATTCCCTGATGAACCTATGACTGAGTTAGAGTTCTTTAATAGAATTACAGGTTATGACTTGTCTTTTACTAAGGAGACTAAAAACTTTTGGTCTGGTTGGGTTTCAGAAGGGCCTAATAACAAAGGAAAAAAGCCTTTTTCAGTTAAACTATCTAAAGAGGGTACTACCTTAGATTTGTCAAATGTTTGGCAAAATATTGAATGGAGAGTCCTTAAAACCAATGACAGGTATATTGCTCCTTCTTGGGAAGAGAGAAATTCTAAACCTAGCTACTGGTTTGCTTTAGTTGATGAAAAAGTATCTGTAGACCGTAAGAAAGAAGAAATTAACCTTCGTCTTAAGGCTATTGAAGAGTTTAATAAAATGAAAGACAATAGAGATGCTCTAATGGAGTTCCTTATTGTTAAAGACCCAAACAATGTTCTTTCCAAAACTGCCTCTACTGAAGTACTGTTTAATCTAGTGTATGAAGTAGCAGAAACTAATCCCAAGCTTTTCTTAGAAAACATTAAAGATGAAAATAGAGAAGATAAGATTCTCATCTTTAAAGCTGTGAGAGCTGGAGCACTTAAAAAAGTAGGTAACAAATACTCCTCAATGGGAGATGAGCCTCTAGGTGGATTAGGTGATGTTATTTCCTTGATTAACAATGCTGAAAAAGTAGAGTTCCGCAAAAAACTAGAATATCAAGTAGCTAACTCTGTATTGTAATGACAGCAAATGAAATGTGGCAATTAGTTTTAGTTGAGTATGAAAAACTTAACTCTGCTGGTGCTCCTGGTATTCAGGAAGGACAAGCTAATATTATATTAACTAATGCCCAGAATCATTTTGTTCATACTAGAATATCTTCAATATTGAATCTCAAAAAGGAGGGTTTAGAAGAAACAGAAATTAGAATGCAGGGGCTGTCGCCTTTGTTAGCCTCTGCATCTATTTCTGCTTTTACTACAAATACTGAAAATTTGCCTAATGGTGCTTTTGCTGAGTTACCTTTAGATTTTATGTATACAGTCTGGGAAAGATGTATTATTAATCTTAAAGATTGTGTTACTAATCAAGATGCAGATTTACCAGTATTTGTAATTTCTCATAATGACTTCAATAGAAGCAAAACCAATCCTTTTAAAAAGCCTTACTTTAATGGCTCAGAAGGTATAGTATGGAGAGTGTCTTACACTAGAGCTAATACTGGATATAATTCTCAAACTACTACAGCTTCCAATGGGTATGAGTTTATAACTAATAGAACAGGAAAAAGACATGAACTTATTACAGATGGTACTTTTAATGTTACTCAATATAACCTTAGATACCTTAGAGTACCTAAGCCTATAAAAGTAGATTTAAATAATTTTGTAACTCCTGTCAACATGCAAAACTGTGAATTAGATGAATCTACTCATAGACCTATTGTAACTGTAGCAGTTAAGATGCTTAAAGAAGCTTTATCTCAGCCTTCTCAAGATTTACAACTAAGTTCTGATAAGGTAGAATAACTTTTTTAAAAAACAAACGTATATACCCACAAATCAAATAAATAAATAAAACGCAATGAAAACTTTTGCAAGAACTGTAACTCTAACTGCTGCTCAAGTAAATGCACTTGGCAGTACCCCCATCAATGTAGTTCCAGCACCTCAATCTGGATATGCTTTGATTCCACAAAACCTAATTGTAGCTAAAACCTCTGGTACTGCTGTAGGTTCATGTGCTAATGACCCTATTGCCTTGGTGTATACAGGTGATACTACTCCTCTTATTGCTTTGGATGCTGTAGGTGCTGATACTAATTCTAATCTTGTACTTGCTACTGGAGCTACTGCTGCTACTTATACTGCATCTAATGGTGTACAACTAAGTGCTTCTGCTGAAGTATATGCTGGAAAAGGAATTGATATTTCTGCTCCTGGAGCTACTATTGCTTCTTTTGATGGTACTCTTCAAGTAACTGTACTGTTTAACATCGTAAAAATCGGATAATTATTATAACCTTAAATCTTTAAAAACATGATTTCTCAACCGCAAATTCTAGATAATTTTAAGTTTTTCGCTGGAGCAGATGTTGCTAGGAGTGCTGGAGCTACCGCAGGTACTGTAGTAAGTCCTGGTATTCTTGCTCAAGGTGAAATTGTTGTTACTGACGCTAGTAACAGAATTCTAGATACAGCTACCGTTCTTACTGCTGATTCCATTAAACTTGTAATGGGGCGTGGTGCTAATGAAGAACTATGGCAATCCCAAGTGTTTACCTCTGACGACATCCTTAGATATGTAGGCAGAGAGTACCAAGCTAAAGTACAGCAAGTATCTTACTATGGATATAATGCTGCTACTGGTGTAGGTGCTATTGATGCTATCAATGACAACTATTACACTGGAGTAATTTCTTTTTATGAGTTGGCTTCTCAAGAAGCTTCTGCTCTTATGGCTCCTGTGCTGTTTGATTATCTTTCTGATGGTTCTGCCACTCAAGAAGAAGTAGCTAATGGCCTTTACAGACAAGCTGTAAGACAAATCTCTTACTGGACTCGCAGACCTGTTTTAATTGAAAGAGTAACTTCTACTCCTGGTGTGGCTACTACAGATAACGTAACTGTAACCAATGGAAGTAATGCTATCCTCAATGCTCCTAACATTGCTGCTGCTGCTGCTGTAGGTGATTATATTAGAGTAGGTTCTCAATCTACTGTAACTGATGAAATTTATCAAATTACAGCTATTACTGGTAATGACCTTACCTTAGATACAGCTTTCCAAGGAGATACTGCTGTTGGTGTAGCTATTCACAGAGTTGTTCAAGGTACTCTTCAAACTGGTAATGACTTAGGTATTCGTGTAACAGGTCTTAACCAACCTTTTATTTTGGATTCTCGTCCTTATAGCTTGGTAACTTTCCAATTGGGTATTAAAAATGCAGGAAGTACTCCATTGACTACTGCTGTTGATGCTTTCATTGGACATGGTACTTATGAGCAAATGAGAACTCTTGAAGCTTCTTCTTGGAGAAACCAAGGACAAATCTTCACTTACACTGAGTTCCCTCCTACTACTGTTCAAACTGATTTGGTAACTACTCAAAACCACTCTACTTTAGAATTGGTACTTAGTAAGCCTAATCGTGCTTTGACTAACACTGACTTTAGAGCGCAGCTTTGTGTAGCTTGTGCTTTGGATGGCAATGTTGCAAATACATTTGATACTTCTTATGTAGGTGCTGCCACTAGTACAGTAGATGTACTAGACACTTACATTAGTAACTTTACTAATCTTACAGCTCAGGCAGGTAATCTGTAATCATAGCAATGCTACTGGAAAGGGTAGCCTGTAATGGGCTGCCCTTTTTTAGTAGTTATTGGAACTATTTTATTGATAATTCGTAATATGATTATGTATGGCCTTAGAGTTAAAAATATCTGCTTGCTTTAAAGAAAAGTGTACTAAGTTAGAAGTATCTGACATCACAGGAGCTTATAATGTATCTACCAATCCTACTGGATGGGGAAGCCCTAATATGGTTCTTGCTAATGTAGATACAGCTACATTAACTATTACTCCTCCTTCAGGTACTGCTGTAAACTATGATGTTACAGCAGCAGTACAAGGAGCTTCTATAGTTAATGGTTCTTTTATTATAGATACCATAGATGATATAACTTTCAACGATGGTATTTATAGTATTAAGTATTTTGTAGAAGATGTATCTGTACCTTTAGAGCATGAAGTAACTGTAAAAATGTTTTCTACATGTAAAGCAGATTGCTGTGTAGAAAAAATGAAAACCAAGTTTAAAGAAGAAATGTGTGGCTGTAATTGGCTTACTTATTGGGATTATTATAAGCAAGCTGAAGCCCTTCTTTATGCTGCTAAGTCAGCATTTGCTTGTGGCAAAGAAGCTCAAGCTACTGACTTACTTAACCAAGTTAATAAAATATGTAGCATCCAAAAATGCTGCTGCTAACGATATAGAATATAACTATGTGTAATTGCTCCAATATATCTAACTGTAACTGCAACGATTGTTCTACTATAGTAGTCCCTTCTATTGCAGGACCTACAGGACCCCAAGGGCCTACAGGCCCAGCAGGTGCTGATGGTTCTGATGGTGCTGATGCAGGTAATGTAATTGATACTGTAACTTCTTTCAGCATAGGACCTGTAGAAGGTACTAGAAGAACTTATACTCCAGGAGTACTTGTATCTAATACTTCAGAAATAACTAAAAATGAAGATAGACTTAAGATTAGAGCTATGTTTAAATTAGCTGAAGTAGGACAAGTAGGAAGTGGAGAGTTAGGTGTTTACATAAACACTACTGTAGCTATGACTAATTCTTCTCCTGTAGCTGTTTATGATGGAACTCTTAGAAGTGATGCTTATTTATATATAGAGCTTTTCTTTGACAGACAGAGTGATACTACATTTAATGTTACAGGCTATTCATGCTTTAGTAGTGATACTGCTGAATTTGGAACCTCTTACTATAATGTTCCTTCTGAGGGTAACGTGTTCCTACTTAAAAACATAAACAAAGCTGCGTTAGCTCCTGTCAACTTTGATAATTCAGATTTTTATGTATTTTTAGGTTCTGAAAATTTAGGAGAAATAACTGCTGAATATTTAACTGTAGAGTATATACTAAGAAAGTCTTAACCATCTACCAATGACAGAACAATGTAGAATAAAGTATATTCAGTACCTACAATGTAAGTACTCAGATTTAGCTCAACAGCTTACCGACAAATATAAGTTAGGAAGAAAGTGTCCTGAACTTGAAGTTAGAATGTTGGTAGTTAGAGAGTATATTAAGTCTTTATACTGTTATGTTACTACTCTAGAGCAAGACCAAACACTAGATGATGTAAATTGTCTAACTGAACAAGAAATTTGTAGCATTGTTCATCATGCTATGGAATTAACAGAAGATTGTAATTGTTAAAATAATTTAAAATGGCACAAGGATTTTTAAATAGAAATGCTTTTAAAACTAAAGAAGCTACTGTAAATGGACTAAAAGCTTTTGACTCAGACACTATTACTGTAAACAATACAGTTAAGTTTATTGACCTTACAGGTACTAAGTCTCAGGCAACTGCTGTTCATATCTATGTAGATTCTAATGGTACTGGTAAAGTCCTTAGATATACTTATGATGGCTCTACTCCTGCTGCTGGTACAGGTATTGCTAGACTTGACAATGATGAATTTGTAATTACTGAAGCAGCTAATATTCAAAAGTTTAGAGTAATTGAAGAGTCTTCTAATACCACTACTTTATTCATCACTTATCTTAAGTAATTATGGCTAAGTATGTAAATGTAAATAAGCAAACCTCTGTTTATAAATCTGGAGAGTCTATAGATACTTCTACCTTTGAAGTAAAGACAATAGCTAGAACTGGTACTCAGATAGCTTTTGATGCTCCTGCTGTTTATAATACAGTAGCTTCTCCTGCAACAGGAAATATTACAGATGACCTTACTGGAGCTAGAATAGGAGTAATACAGAAGATTTATCATAATGATGGCACTACTCCTACATTTCCTGCTGGCTGGGTTAATATAGGCTCAGGTAGTTATACTGCTGGAAGTCTTAATTTAATTTATGCAGAATGGACTTCAGGTACTAGAGTAGAATATTGGTTCAATAACTAGTAAAATGCCTGGTAGATATAGAAATATATTAAGTGCTGTAGCAGGAGGTAGTAACGACCCTGACGCACAGGCGTATATTAATGCTTTGGATGCAGCAGGGTATACAGTTAGCAGTGAGGAAGAAGTGGCTATCAATGACCATTTTTTAGATTTGAAAGGAACAGGGCCAAACAACAGCACCTACGACTGGTGGACTGGCATTGTTCGCTTATTGCCTTTCATTGGTACGACAGCAGCGCAGCAAGGTATCAAAGCGGAATCACCTGCAAATAGCACTACCTTTGCTGGCGGTGTAACGCACAACAGCACAGGAGTAGAGGGTAATGGCACGAATGGCTATTATGTTTTTTTCAATCCCTCCGAGCTTACCGATGTGAATGATTGGAGCGCATGGGTGTACAAAAGGAAAAACATTGTCGAGGCAAAGTGGGATTTTTCCGCAGATGCAAATCAGCCTATAAGAATACAAAGCCGATATTCTGGTGACCGCTTATTTGCGACTGCTGCGGGGCAGACATTAGTGACAGCAGTAGGCACTATAACAAACGGCGCCAACTTTGTGGGTATTACTAAATTTCAAAATATAGGTTTTGACGCTTATGTAAGGGGCACAAGATACCAAAGGGAGTTTGATACTTTTACGAATCCAGGCATTGATATTTATGGGCTTGCATCAAGCAGAGCAACGCTTGAACCTTATGGGTACTCAGCCAACGAGCATGCCTACGCCCTTGTTACAACAGGAATAAGCACCACAACCGAGGAAGCCGCTTTGAGGGCTTGCGTTGAAGCCTTTATGACAGCCCTGGGCAGAATAGTAGACGCAGACGCCCAAGCGTATATTGACGCATTGGATTCGGCAGGTTATACCGTGAGTGCTTCAGAAAAAACTGCTATCACTAACCATTTCTTAGACCTTAAGGGACAAGGCCCCAACAACAGCACTTATGACTGGTGGACGGGTTGCGTTAGGCTGCTTCCTTTTATTGGAACAAATGCAGCTCAACAAGGTATTGAAGGTCAAAACCCTGCAAGCTCTATCAACTTTTATGGTGGTATGATATTTAGCTCCATTGGAGCAGAGGGGAATGGTACTAACGCCTACTTTGATTTTTTTGCACCGAATGAATTACCTGATGACCGTAATAATTCAATCTGGGTTTACGAAACCAAGAATCTTGCTCCGACTAATTATACTCAATACAGTCTTTATCGAGGTTATTTCGACCAGAGATTTGAGGGAGGTTTAATTAATTCATATCAACTTACAACCCAGTACATACAGAATAGAACCTATGGTGTTCACGGCGACTACTATTATGCAATTACAACACCGGATGGTAGCTTAGTGCCTCCCTCAACTGGTGGGTTCTTTGGTACGACCAGATATAAATCTATTGCACAAGGTGGAGGTTGGGATTTGTATGCTAAGGGAGTTAAATTCACTCAAAATGGCGACATCAATCAGCAATATAACACAAGCGCACAAATAGTTCCAGGATTGGCTCATAGGACTTATTTAAGTTATAGCCAAGGTGTAAATACTTTCCAACCCTTAGCTTTTGGCTACGCCTTAATAACAACTGGAGTTAGCACCCAAACAGAGGCAGACGCCTTGAAGGCAACCGTTGAAGCCTTTATGACTGCACTTAATCGAAATGTATAAAATAAATTAAGATTATGAAACTGAATGAAATACCAGAAGGAGAAGAAAACAAATGGGTTGGTTTATTAACCACTGAACAAAAAGACCAACTGGTAGGACAACAATATGCACCCAACAGCTACTTTAATCCTGTCTTAGATGGGAATGAACCTGCTAACTGGATTATTTCAGTAGAGGAAATGGCTAACTGCGTCAACCCTGACTTTGAATGGGTTAAAGAGTTGCCCCTTATTCCTTGGGTAGCTCCTGCACCTCCTGAACCAATAGAGCCAATTCAAGATGAAAATTGAACAATACGCAGTTGAAAAAACTGAAATAAGCACCATCAGTGAACTCTACATTGATGGTGTGTTTCAATGTTATATCTTGGAAGACCCTGTGAGGGAGTTAATGGATAAGAATGGTGATGGTGATTTTGATGATAAAGGAGAGGGAAAGATATGGGGTAATACTGCAATACCTGCCTATACCTATAATCCTTGGCATAGGAAGCAGGGAAAACACTATCGCAGGTATGGTCAGAATGAGAATAAATATCCTTGGCACTTTAATAAAGGGTGTATTTGTTTAGACCCTGTTGAAGGGTTTAAATGGATTATGGTACACCCTGGTAATAAAAACACTCATACACACGGGTGTTTACTACCAGGTAAAACCAAAGGTAAAAACTTTGTAGGTCGAAGTCAAGATGCTTATAAAGACCTATATTTAGCAACTTATGAGGCTATTGCAGCTAAAGAAGCAACTTGGAAAATTCAAAGATAAATATAAATAAAATGGAATCTTTTAACTTAAAAACAACAATTCTATCCTTTTTTTCAATGCTAATAAGTTTTTTTGCTCCTTTAGTACCTTTGATTATTGTAGTGATATTTGCTACTCTTATTGATACCTATGTAGGCAGATGGTATGCTAAGAAAAAAGGAGAGCTTATTACTAGCAAAAAGACTAGAATAGGACTAACTAATAAAATCATAGCTTATTCAATAGCCCTCTTGTTTACTTATATCTTAGATTCTCTAGTCTTAAATGAAACAGTAATGATGTATTTTCCTAAAGAACATTTAATAACGTCTCTAGCATGTCTTCTACTTGTTTCTATAGAGTATTCTAGTGTAGATGAAAAGATTAAATGGGCCACAGGTAAAGGTATTACAGATAGAATTTTTGCTTTTATTAGAGGTATAAAGAAAATCTTTACAGAGGTAAAGTCCTTCAAAGAAGATTAGTTTGTATATTTGGTTAAACTAAACAATACAACAATGGCAAAAAATTCTAAAAATGATTCTCAAAAAGTATCTTTTGGTGCTAAAAAGGTAAACAAGCCTAAGCGTAAATATGGGCCCAAAGAAGAAAGACCTAAGAAATATAAAGGTCAAGGCAGATGACTAGAAAGCATTTAGAAATAGCAGTGGTCTTGTTAATTACTGCTGCTATCAGCTTTTATCTTAACTTCTTAGAACGTAGAAATACTGAAAATTTAAAAACCATAGAATCCTATAATGATTCTATTCAGCTATTAAACAAAAAGTATTTTCTGCTTAAACACCAAGAAATAAGTTTAAGAGACTCTTTAAGTGAAACTCTTAATAAGCTAAAAGCTACTAGAGGGTCTATCATAATTATAAAGCAACAAAGTAATGAAAAAGCTGATTCTGTTTACAATCTTTCTAATAATGAGTCTTTACTGTTTCTCACAGAATGGTTATCCAAGAGAGATTCTATTGAATGAAGATACTATAGTTGCTATTACCTATCCTCAACTTAAAGAGATAAATAGAGAGCTTGCACACTCAGAAAGTAAAGACATAATTATAGATTCGTTAGAATATAGCCTAACTTTATGTGATATAGCTTTCTACAGGTATCAAGACGTATTAGACAATATAATACAACAGAATGAAAATCTAACAAAACAGTTAGATACACGTATTAAAGTAAATGAACTTCTTGAAGAAGACAACCAAAGCCTACGAAAAAAGAACAAAAGAAGTAGGTTTTTTTCTTTTTTAGGAGGTGCTGTAGCTACAATAGCTCTCACATCACTTGTTATTGTAGCTGTTAACTAAACATATTAACAATGGATTCGAACAAAATTAAAACTCTACTAGAACTTTACCCTTCTTATTTAAAGAACTGTAAATGGAAAAGGTTTGCAGAAAGGCATAACTGTACAGTAGAAGAGGTAAAAGCAGTAGCAAAAACCATTAATGTAGATGAGGCAGAAGAAACTCTATCTGAATTCAAAACATTTATTAAAGAAAATGGTCTTAAACTAGATGATATTGATACAGTTAAATTCTGGCAAAACTTTAAAGGAGAAAAGAGATTTAGCGTAAATACTAAGAAGCAGTGGTATAACAACAAAGAAAGCTTATTAGAAGATTTTAGAGAAGTAGTATCATCTTATGAAATACCTACACATAATCCTAAGATAAAGCCTAACAAAGGAGATAGTGTAGCTGTTATTAACCTGTATGATGCTCATATTGATAAGTTAGTATTGGTAGATGAAACTAATCCTAAAGGTTCTGTAGAAGATAACTGTAGTACTTTTGAAGATGCTTTTGATAAACTGTTAGCACAAAGCTTAGTTTACAATCCTGAGCTGCTTATATTTCCTGTAGGTAATGATTTCTTTAATGCTAATGATGGTCGTAATACTACAGTAAAAGGTACTCCACAAGACTCTAATCCTTTTTGGAAAAAGAGTTTTATTCAAGGTTACCATACTATTAGAAGATGTATAGATAAAGCAGCTAAGTACTGCAATGTGCATGTAGTAATGGTAATGAGCAACCATGATGCAGATAAACTTTTCTATTTAGGGCAGATGCTAAAAGCTACCTATGAAAATAATGGTGCTGTATGTGTTGATGATACTACTAAGTCTAGGAAGTATATTACCTATGGTTCTAACCTACTAGGCTTTAGCCATGGAGATAAGGAGAAAAACTATATTAGAGAATTGCCTTCTGTAATTATGATTGAGAATAAATTTCAGATGCCTGATATAGATTATATCCATCATTTTTGTGGAGATATACATCATAAAGAAACTTATCAACATAGAACATCCTTAGACTTAAAAGGATGTACTGTGTCTTTTTTAAGAGCTTTATCTGATACAGGTAAATGGGAGCATGAGTGTGGTTACTTAGGTGTTCCTAAAACAGCAGAAAGCTATATATTTACCAAGGAAAAAGGATTAGCTGCTAACTTATTAGTACATATATAATGAAAACATTAAACGAGCTTAGATTTGAGCTACTAGAGCTTATTAATCAATATAGTGATGATAGCAAACTAGACTATCGTATTATTGATGAATTTATTATCAATAAGAGAGTAAAGTGGTTTGAAAATACCTACAATAGATTTAATAAATCTATACCTAATTTATACTATCAAACACTTAGTTGTGTACCTGTAAAACTAGTAGACCAAGCAGAGTGTTGTGAGGTATCTACAGGATGCCTTATTCTTAGAACTGAAAACCCCTTGCCTTCTTTCTTAAATCTATCTGATGGAGAGCTTATTGATAAAGTGTCTCCAGTAGGAGTTATTAATTTACCTTTCAATGTTATCCCCTACAGAAGAGCAGAGTTTTTTGGCAATGGTAGATATGATAGAGAATCTGTAGGAGTGTTTTTGTACAATGACTATTTGTATCTTATTTCTAAAAATACAATAGAATACCCCCTACTTGAAAAGATTACAGTTAGAGGCATCTTTAGAGACCCTAGAGATGCAGCTAAATTCATATCTTGTGATAATAACCCTTGTTGGAGTCCTGATGCACAGTTTCCTTTAGAGGAGAGACTTTGGGATTACTGTAAAAAAGATATATTAGCTACTGACTTAAACATTAAACTAAGTACTCCAGAAGATAATTCTAATGATGCTCAGGATAATAGAATAGACCCTATGCCTCCAGGAGGTAAAGCTTAAACTATAATACATGTTCAAAAGAGGAAAAGTTAAAATACCAAAAGATTATATCACTAAGGATATTTATAAGTACTATAGGAGTACTACTGAAAATCCTGTAGATTACAAAACTTATGTCAAATTTTTATTTAGCTCTAAAGACAATAAAGGAGTTATAGAGACTCTTACAGAACGTATACTCTATAACACTTACATATTAAGTTTTCCTAAGATAGGCAGCATTTTTGTAAAGAAATACAAGCCTAAAGTAAAGTTTAAACCTAACGGAGATTTAGACATTAGGAAGAGTCATATAAGAATAGACTGGGCTAATACTTTAAAACTTTGGCAATCTGACCCTGAAGCTAAAGAAGAAAAAAGAAAAGTGTACCATTTGAACAAACACACTAAAGGATATTTGTATAAGTTTGTATGGGACAAAAGAAAACAACCTTTTAAAAATAAATCCGTATATAAGTTTAACCCAGTTAGAAAACTGGACAGACATCTAAGTTATATCTTAAAGAATAACATAGAAGTTGATTATTTTGAAATAAATTATTGATTATGTCACACATAAGCGAATGTTACTACAAAACTAAAGTAGAAAAAACAGAAAAAACAGGTAATACTGTTACTCACATCTGCACTTATGAGCTTAAAGATGGGGGTTATTTAGTATTTAAAGATGTCAGAGAAATGCCTAAAGAAGGAGGTTCAGACTACATGTATGATGGTAAAAAGGTAGAAACCTTTGCAATGGCTTCTGATAATCCTCCTGATGATATGGTTAAAGAAGAAAAATCTGAAAATCTTAAGAAGCTTCTTTCAGTAATTAAAAACATGGGATAATATGTACAATGGATTAATGGTTTCATCCAGCTCTGTTATTGATAAAATGTACAGAGATTTTGGATGGGACTATACTTTACAGTTTAACGATGTTTTAGAATGGATAGGAGAAGCTTTAAGAGAGCTAAAAGTTCCTTGCTTCTATGTAGATAAAGTTACAGATGGTAACAAAGAATTAGGCCATAAAGATTTTATTCACATTGAAGATGGTAGAGGAAAGCTTCCTTGTGACTTATTTTCTATCACTCAAACTGCTAGTGCTGTAGAGGTACATCCTAGTACTGCTAAAGCTATAGTTTCAGGTATCGTCTATGTAGATTATAATACTGACCAAACTTGTACTGTAGGAGATGGAACTTCTTTATGTAATTCTTTAGTATGTTCTCAAAATGATGCAAATAAAGTAAGCTCTGATAAAAAGTGCTATACTTTTATGCCTATGCGTTGGGACACCAATACCTTTTATAAAACATACCATGGTACAGATATAGATTTCAGAATGAACTCTGATTTAACCTATACTGTAAACAATAACTACATTTTTACCTCATTCAAAGAGGGCAAAGTAGCTATGGCTTATAAAGCTGTGCCTACAGATGAAAATGGGTTACCTATGATTCCAGATAACCAGTCTGTAATTAATTATGTTACATGGTATATAGGTAATAAAATAGCTTTTCAGCTATATCTTACAGATAAATACACTCAAGGTAAGTATGAAGAGTTTAAAGGATACCTGTCTCTTTATTATCAGAAAGCTAAGAATGAAGGTAAGATGCCTAAGAATTTAGATGAATGGGAGTCTTACAAAAATCAAAGGCTTAGGTCACTTCCTAAAGTATTTGAACATAAGAGATTCTTTGGTAATCTACAGCATCCAGAAGAAAGGTATAATCATCCTAGAGTCAGTACTTTAGGAGGATTTAGCAGTAGATTAGCTTATTAAAATTAGTATAATGCCTAAGATTACAAGTTCATATATAAAAGGTTTAAACCAAGATTTATCTATATCTAATAATGATAACCAGCATTTATTCAATGCTTTAGATATAGATTTAGTTACAAATACAGGACAGTCTACTGGTATTATTTCTAATCATAAAGGAAATAAGCTAGAGTTTAGTATTCCTGATATTCAGCCTTTTTATTCCATTACTATTACTGGTACTACAAATGCAGTACTTGTAATCAATGGTACTAATGTAAATATTTCTTTAGCTGCTACTACTGACCCTATTGATGTTTATGACGCTATAATTGCTAATGCTACTATAGCAGCAGATATAGCAGCAGGAGAGTATGGAGTTTATTATAACTCTCAAGAAGTAGTAATACAAGGATATTCTTTAAATCCTAGCCCTTCTGTAACTTCAGGAAGTTTAGCAGTAGCTACTGTAGTAACTGCACAATCTAATCTTTCCATTATAGGATGGGGAACCTTAGAAGAAGAAATTATTCTTCTTACTACAAGTAATACCAATACATCTGAAACACCTTCTAATACTGCTGGCCAAGTATGGGTATTGCAGTACGATGATTCTACAGAATCTATTATAGGGGCATCAGGTACTTCTTTGGTTGCATCTGAGCATTTAAAATATAACAACATTTTAGATTTTTCTTTAGCCCATGAGGTTTATAGAGAAGCACTAGGCAGAAAAGAGTCTTCCTTACGAGGTACTTTCTATTGGACTGATAATTATAATCATCCTAGAGCATTAAATGTTTATAATCCTCAATGTCCTGCTGTTCCTAAAGAGCTTTTAGATTGGAAGCCTTCAGTAGATATGAGTACTCCTATTATTGAAGGAGTGCTTGCAGGAGGATTACTAGAAGTAGGTACATATCAAATTTCCTACCAGCTTTACAGTAATGATGGTGCTATAACAGCTTATGCTCCTGTAAGTAAATTAGTACCTCTTACAGATTCTGTTATATCTTCTAATCAGTATGCTAACTATGAAGGTGCACCTGTAGGTACTATATCAGGTAAATCTATACAAACTACTATTAATCATATTGACTTAAAATATGATTTTATTAGAGTAGTTTTAGTACAGTATCAAGTAGAAAATGTACCTACTATAAATGCTGTGTTTGACCTTCCTATTGATGGAGACTCAATGTCTTTTACTATAACAGGAGGTGAGGATAAAATAGCTATTAGTGTAGAAGAATTTGTAAATCCTTTAATCTTTTTTGATAGAGTTAAAACCTTTACACAAAAGAAAAATAGGTTATATCCTGCTAACACTAGGTCTAGAACATTTGATTTAGATTATGAGGCTAGAGCCTACAGATTTAATTCATCCCAACTTTGTAGACTTTATTCTAGAGATGGCAGCTTTCAAGACTTTGATGCTACCATTCCTGCTGATATAACTGCTCTTCATGCATTAGATGATGACGAAGATGCAGTAAATGCTTATAATGATGAATCAGGCACTATCTTTGGATTAGTACCTGGAGGAAACTATGATAACTGGTTGAATAGCCACCAATCTAAGTTTCAAGAAGATGGAGTTACTATAGGAGGTGAAGGAGCTAATGTATCTTATAAGTTTGTTACACAATCTTTAAGAGCAGACAGTACTATGGATTTTGCATTTAATGGTACTGTTGCTTCTACTAACTTAAAGAATTATAACTTAATAAACTCTCCTTTTGTTAATAATCTAAATACTAGCAGTGGTTCTGATAACTTAGGAACTCCTTCTTTAGCAGGATTTGCATATCCTCAAGATGGATGGTCTGGATATAAAAATCCATTAAGGTCTACAGTATATGCAGGTCATGCTAGAGGAGAAGTTTATAGGTATGGTGTAGTATTTTACAATGACAAGGGAGAAGAATCCTTTATTAAATGGATTTCAGATATTAGAATACCTGAACCTTGGGAGGCTCCTGCTGGAGATTTAGATGCATTTGACTTATCAGAATACCTAGATGATGGTGCAGGAGATAAAAGAATTAATACTAAGTCTATTGGTATAGAATTCACTTTTACTAATCTACCTTCTGATATTACAGGATTTAGAGTAGTAAGAGTAGAAAGACAAAAGAAAGATAAAACTAGACTAGGCACTGGAGCTTTATTTGGAGCCTTAAGAAGTAGAGTACGTATAAATGGAGATAAAGCTGATTGTTTATCTTTAGCTTCTTTTGCTGACTCAAACCATAACTCCCCAGTTCATTTTATAAACAATGATTTTAGTGAAGGAGAAACAGGTCTTGGTTATATTTATGGTGTTCCAGGAGAACATGGAGATACTACTGCTGCTACTAGAGTAACTAGGGAAAACTCATTAGGAATTATAAAATTCCCTGAACTAGATTTTAATGAGTATCAAACTAATGATGCTACGCATATAAAGCTGTTATCTCTTTATTCTTTTTCTAGAGATTTACCTACTGTTCCTGGCCCTCCACCTGGAGCTGATGCTGATACTTATTATACAGGGGTAAATGATTCTACTGGTAGAGAGCTTTTTAATCAAGGAGTATGCTATTGGGCAGATTATGTAGATAATAACACTAAAGCTTCAGGAGCTTTCTTAGTTAAATATACTTCAGTATTTGATAATGGTAGAAATATAGTAACCCTACTAAACCAACAAGAAGTAGATATTGAAGGTATTATACCTTCTAGCTTCTCTCCTACTATGTTAGCTTTAGATTACCATCATATAGGTATTGAGTGTTTTAAAAGTAATGCCGACTTTGAGTTATCATCATTTGGTACTAAGTCTTTATTCTGTAGATTTGGAGGCAGTTGTCAATTACCTGATACTCCTTTTAATAATAGTCATATAGATTACCCTCTATATAATGAAACTACTAAAGACCCCTACTTTAGAATAGTAGCTTTATGTAGGTATAATACTGGACAATATGGGGGGCCTTGGAGAGCTTCTAGATATAACAATGAATATATAGCAGCATCTGACTTCTTTCCTATAGATATAGTAGCCTCTACACAATCTATTAAAGTGTATAATGGGGATATTTACACTAGCTACTACGATACTACTTTAACTTTCTTCCATTGGAAAGAAGATTATAGCTATCCTTCTTCTGGAACTATAGCATCTGCCTCTGGATTAGGAGCTATTTATGACCCTGCTTCTACAAGAATGTCTGCTTTAGCTATCTGCTTCCCTTGTGAAACAGAGTTTAACATAGCCTACAGACATGGGGATTTATGGAATAATGAGCAAGTTTTTACTTCAGACACTACAGCTACTATACAAAACATTGCTGCTGGAGCTGCTGGGCCTGAATTTGCTAAATTCTTAGCTGAGGCTCCTGAATATAATAGAGCATACTCTCAAGAAAACAATATTAAGAAATACTTTCCTAGACCTTTTAACTTTTTAACAGATGAAGAACATCCTAATTGGGTGTGGGTATCTGAAGAAAAATTTGATAGAGAAATACAGGATAATTGGAGAAGATACTTAGTAAATAATTATCTTCCATTAGAAGGTAATTATGGGCCTATAAATAAAATAACCAATCTTAAAGAAAGACTTTTTACTCTGCAAGACAGAGGAGTATCTATAGTAAGTTCACAAGAACAAACAGCTTTGCCTGATTCTGCTACTGGAGCTATCTTTCAAGTAGGTACAGGTACTATACTAGCTAGATATGATTACTTATCAAAAGAATATGGCTGCTTCCATCAACACTCTGTAATAACAGGGCCTGGAGCTGTGTATTTCTTTGATTCTAGGATTAAAAGATTCTTTCGTATTGGTGAATCTAAAGCAGGTCCTATGTTAGAAAGTTTATCTGATGTTAAAGGACTTTCTGCCTTCTTTAGAAAGAAATTAGAAGGAGATATATTAGATACAGATAAAGTTTTACTTAATAACGGTATACATGGAGTTTATGATAGTGTATACAATAAGGCTTACATGACTTTTCTTAATAAGATAGCTATAAACTTTGATACTTTTTCCATAAGTGCAGGTAGCCCTACTATATATACTATGACCAATGTATCACCATCTTCTATACAAGTTCTAAATAAAGGTGATATATTCTATATAGGAAACAATGTATATAAGGTAGAATCTATTAACCAGACTACTTTAGCTGTTAGTGTAGTAAGTGGTACTATAACAGCTCTTCAAAACAAGCAAGCTATTACTTACAAATTTACCATAGGGTTTAATGAGATGCTTCAAGCTTTTGAATCATTCTATACTTTTACTCCTAACCTATATCTTCCTACTGGTAAAAGGCTACTTTCTGCTAATCCTTTTGATACCAGCAATTCTGTCTATTTACATAATGAAGGAGATTATGGTAAATTTTATGGTAAAAATCCTACAACATCTGAAGCTGAGTTTATTGTTAACTTCCCAGATGCAACTAAACTTCCTACTTTTCGTATTGATACATTAGAGTTTTGGACAGAGGTATTTGATAATAATGGTATAGATATTCCTTTAGAGACTATAACAGGAATCTTGCTTTACAATGATTACCAAAGTACTCAAAACTCCTTAACCCTTCTTACTCCACAACAAAATGTAGTAAGAAGAGAAAGAACTTGGAGAATTAATATGATTAATGATTACAATAGTCCATTGCCTATAAAGCCTTATCTTAGGGATGTTTATGTTAAGATTAAAGTCTTCTATAACAATTCTAATAACAGGAACTTTAGGTTAAATGCTTTTAATACTAATGTCACTTTAAGTGTATTCTAATGGCTAAGAAAAGAATTAAAAAACCTGTTAGAAGGAAAAAGGAATCTGATTATCCTGGAGAGATGTCTTTTAGGAAAGCTCTAGGTCTTAATCCTGTTGTTATGCAGGGTGGTGGTACTTACAACATGCAGAAAGCATTAGAGTTAGGTTATACCCCAGATGAAACAGGTCATTGGCCATCAGTAGATAGTACTAATGGTATGTGGTTAAAATCTAAACAACACCCTACAGCTTGGATGGAGTACATGCAAGGTTATGCACTAAATCCAGAAAACAATAGACGTTTTGATGTAGTTCCAAATGTTGAAGGTTACTTTGGAGATAACCAATTACAATATGTAGATAAAAAACAAACAGGTGGTGAATTACAAAAAGCTCAATATGAAGAAAAGAAAAAATCTGACGTTTTAGATTTAGAAAACTCATTAGATTTTTTAGTAGATACTAGAGGTGGTACTAGAGATTTCTGGGGAAGAACGGCTGATACTATTGGTTACCATGAATCTGCTGGTACAATGGACCCTGGACAACTACAACATGGAGGTGGTCCAGGAAGAGGTATATTTCAGTTTGAAAACGATTCTTTAGAGACTGCTCAAAATAGATATAAAATAGTAGCTAATAAATTAAAGCTTAAACCTGACCCTGAGATACTAAAAGCTAAATCTGCAACTGAACTTTCTCCAAGACAGCAATATGTTTTATTTTTAATAAATCTATCTCAGTCAAGAGCAGTACTTAAAGATTATGCTGAGGGTAGGCTATCATTAGAAGATTTATGGTTACAAGGCCATAAAAATGTAGAAGTTCCAGGAAATAGGAAAAGCTTTAGAACTAGTGTACAAAAAGCTAAAGATAAATCTATACAAGAAGGATATGATAGTTTTAAAGAATTAGGTGGTAGAATAAAATTTCAAACAGGTGGTGATAAAGAACCAATTATTGTCCCTGAAGGAGATTATAGAGCACAAGCTTATGCTGATAGTTTGGCTCTTTATAAACACGGTAGAAGAAAGGATAATGCTATTGAACCTTTTATAAAAGATAAAGGTTATATGACATGGGATGAGTGGAGGAAAAATGGTTACCTTTCTGGCCCTCTACCACCTGGTTACAGCGAGGCTTTTTATAGACTTATGAAACTAAACCAAGAATCTCCTGCCTTTGGAAAAGGAAGTAAAAAAATAGAATATCCAATGGGAAGCGGAGTTTTACCTATAAGTCAAATGCAAAAAGATTACTACATTCGCTATGCTAAGCCAAAAAACATTGTATTTGAAGAAGGGTCTAAAGAAGCTCAAAATGTCGAAAAGCAGAAAAAACTTAAAGAAGCTGGATTATATACAGGTAAAATAGATGGTATATGGGGCCCTAAGTCACAAGCTGCTTGGGAAACTTATCAAAGTTCTACTAATCAAAAACCTACTTCTAGTGATTATGAACCACAACAATTTAC